AGGCAGCTCACAAAACCCACCGCCCTGGGTCGAAGGAATAGCAAAAGGTATGCAAAAGTATATAGATTACAACTGGGAAAAATTTGTAAAAGAAACGAATTAAATGGCTGCTACTAATCTAAATACTGTTCGTTCTACGATTGAAAGCCGTTTGAAAGATGAGCTTGAAACAGGAACGCCACCTATAACAGTTGTTTTTAATAATGTTCCTGCTATTCCGACTCCCAATAAAAGCTGGTGCCAATGTTCAATGAGTTTTAGCAGTAGCAGCTATTTATCTCAGGGAGGGACATCAGGATCAAGTAACGTCTTAACGGGTTTAATGTCCGTCAATATCTTTACTCCTAGAGGACAAGGGGCGGGTGATAACTATGTGATCGGTAAGCGTGTTCGAGATTTATACAACAGGATCAATATTTCAGGTGTTTACTTTGATCCGCCCATTGGGCCTGAAGTTATGTCGTCTCCGTCTCCTGAAGGTTACTTTCAGACGCAAGTACGAGTAACATTTGAAGTAATCGAAGAACTTTAAGCAATGGCTCTTACAGAAGAACAACTTGATGCGGTAGAAGCGGTGAAGGGAAAACGTAACCCCGCGTTATGGGATCCGCGTTGTCAGCAATATTTAGAGAACAAATCAAAAAAACCTGAAGTAAAGTCCGATAAGGGCTAAACTTTACACATCATTCCTTTTTAATTAAATGGCTTTTTACCGAGGGGAGGAGGGTTCCGTTAAATTCAAGAACGCTTCTGGGACAACTGAAGCGGTTGCGGAAACAACAGCATGGAGTCTTGACATCTCAAAAGATGTATTAGATTGCACTGCTCATGGAGATACTTCAAGGTCTTACGTTGGGTCTTTAATCTCTGGCACTGGTTCTATTGAATTTAACTACACAGCCGCTTCTGGTAACGAAACAAAAAACCTACTTGATGAGGCTTTAGTTACTGAAGATGCTGCTGACGCTCAATTCGAGCTGTACATTGATACTTCTGGCTCTAAGAAGTGGAGCTTTGCAGGAATCATTACTGGAATGAGTACTTCAACAGCAATTGGCGATTTAACAAAAGTCACCGCTAACTTCACTACCAGTGGCGCAATTACTAGCGCAGCGTAGAATCTAAGAACCTGACCTGAATTTTTTATGTCTGCGAATAAAAATCGCACCGTTGATTTGCTCTGCGGTGCTTTTGACTTGAATGATCGCCGTAAGTTTGAACTAACAAACGAGAAAGGGGATCATGTTGTTGATCTCTACTTTAAGGCAATTACCCGTGCTGATCGTGTCTTGTCGATGAAGTCGGCGGGTGATGATGCCTTGAAGGCAAGCACTCAACTTCTTTGCATCAAAGCAGAATTAGAAGATGGAACAAAAGCTTTCTCTCCAGGCGATGCAATTAAATTGCAAAGAGAATTACCTGAGAAAGTTTTAAATGAGATTGAATTGTTCTTAAACGGATTAGAAGAAGGAGCAGAGATTGGCGAAATAAAAAAGCTTTAGAAGAAGACGAATGGTTTTTCTTTGAGTTCTTTTTAGCGACAGAGTTAAAAATGACTGTTGGAAGGTTGCGAAATGAAATAACTGAGGCTGAGTTAATAGCTTTTGCGGCTTATTACGAGTTAAAATCTGACTATGAGAAGCGATCAAGCTAGAATCTTTGCATGGCTGAATCATTAGTAAAATTTAGGATTGATGCGCGGGACGCAATAAGGAAACTTCGTGAATTAAGCAACGCTACAGGGAATTTAGTAAAGCAAAATTTAAAAGCGCAAAAAAGTTTCGGAGGTCTTCAAAGTGTATTAACAAAACTAGCTTTAGTTGAAACAGGACGGCGCATGACCAACATGGCCGCATCCTTTAAGCAAACGCAAATCAGATTGAGATTGTTATCAAAGGAATATGGTGAGAACTCAGCAGCGCAGCAATTGGCCGCAAGAGCCGCCGATAAATTCGGCTTAAGTCAAGCGGAAGCGTTAAGCGGTATTACAGATATTTATGGGCGTTTAAGACCTATAGGCGTGACGTTAAAAGAGATTGAAACAACCTATATGGGTTTCAATGTTGCAACGAAACTTGCAGGCGTTAGCGCACAGCAAGCCTCTGGAGCGTTCTTGCAGTTATCACAGGCGTTAGGCTCTGGCCGTTTGCAAGGTGATGAATACAGATCAATTGCGGAGCAACTACCAATTTTGACTCAGGCGATTGCAAAGGAAATGGGCAAGCCTGTTGGTCAAATCAAGAAGCTTGCTTCAGAAGGAAAAATCACAAGTGAAGTTGTTATCAATGCGTTAAGGAAGATCGAACAAGACGGCGGAGCGAGTATTGCAAAGCTAATGGAGGAGTCACCTGAGCAAGCCTTTAAGGACTTACGAAATGAGATCGCTGATTTAAGTGTCGAACTAGGTAATCATCTTTTGCCTGCTGTTGTCGCAATAACGAGGGTAGGCACAGAGGTCTTCAGATGGATCGCTGATCTGCCTGAGCCTGCCAAGAAGGGGGCTGTAGCGGTTGCTGCCCTAGCTGCTGGCTTTGGCCCGCTTAGTCTTGCTGTAGGGAAAGCGCATAGAACTATGCGGATTTTCAGAGTATTTCTATTAAGAAAGCTTATACCTGCTCTTGGATTAACTAAGGCAGCAATGGGGCCGATTGTCTTAGCTCTTACTTTATTAACGGCGGGACTTATTCATTTAGCTGATGCTCAGGTTCAAGCCAAAAGGAAACAAGAGGAACATGAAAAAGTCTTAAATAGCCTTAATAAAGAATTAATTACTAACACGATAGAGACAGAAACGAACACAAGAACAGCTCTTATCAACCAACAAACATGGTGGGAGAACAGGAAGTTCTTGCCATTCGCTTCTATTCAATATGGCAAATTAACTGTAAAGATCAAGGAGTCAACAGAAAGACTTGAGGAGTTAAATCAAAAATTAATTGATTTACCAGGCCAACTTGCGGCGGATGAAATTGTAAAAGCAAGCGAGGCGATGGGTGCATTAAGAGATATAACGGCACAAACCTCGGCCCAGTTCCAAGATGCTTTTGCTAAGAAGATCCAGCAGTACGGCAAAACCGTAAATGATTTTGGTGGTCAAGCTGGCGACATAGTGATCAAATCTTTCCGAGGAATGGAAGACGCTCTAGTTCGTTTTGTGCAAACTGGAAAGCTGTCATTTTCTGATTTTGCAAGGTCAATTATTGCTGATATGACTCGTATTGCTATCAGACAAGCGGTTATTGCACCGTTAATGAACGCGTTCTCTGCTGGCTTAGGAAATATGTTTGGGCCTAGTGCTGCTGCTGCTACAGGCGGGGGCGGAGTCCTTAACCCTGTAGCGGGTGCGGCGATGCCTTCTTTTAGTAGCGTCCCTAACCCCGTAGCTGGTGTTACCCCAGGAGCAGGGATTCCAAGTTCTATGCCAAGTCTTTTTGGCGGAGGTAAAGCGCGGGGAGGCTCGGTTGCAGGAGGCAAGGCTTATTTGGTTGGAGAGCGAGGCCCAGAATTGTTTACCCCTGGATCAAGTGGCAACATCACACCGAATCATCAGCTAGGCGGTTCGACTAATGTCGTTGTAAACGTAGATGCGTCTTCTAGCTCTGTAGAGGGAAATGAGGAGCAAGGAAGAGAATTAGGTAATATGTTAGCAAGTGCAATTCAAGCCGAGCTGGTGCGTCAGCGTAGGCCAGGAGGACTCTTAGCGGCTTAACTTATGGCAACATTTCCATCTATTACTCCAAGCTACGGGATTAGAAAATCAAGTTCACCTAATGTCCGTGAAGTTCAATTTGGTGACGGCTATTCGATGAGAACAGTCTTTGGTCTTAATCAAAATCTAAAATCTTATGCACCTAAATGGAGCAATATTAGCGAGACAGACGCAGATACTATTTCAACCTTCTTAGACGCACGAGGGGGGCAAGAGTCCTTTGATTGGACTCCACCAGGAGAAGGCAGCTCTTCTAAATTTATTTGTCCAAAATGGTCGAAATCTATTGGGTATAAAAATAGAGCAACGATTCAGGCAACCTTTCAAGAAGTCGCGGAGCCTTAACTTATGGCAGTAGCAGCATGGGCAGCTTCGACAGCTTATTCTTTAGGGAATATAAGAAGAGCCGCAACAGATCAAGTTACGGGTTTATTTTTTAAATGCGTATCGGCTGGAACAAGCGGAAGTTCTGAACCTGTTTGGCCTACAGATATAGGAGTCGAAGCAACTGATGGATCTGTTACTTGGAAGGCAATCAGTAGCGTTTATGCTGATCTTTCTGTTTTGGCTCCAAATGCGATTATTGAACTTTTTGAATTAAGACTCGACAATGCATTGCATGGAAGTTCTAATATCACCCGATGGCATAACGGTTGTAATGCAGCAATAACAGGGGGCATAACATGGGACGGTAATTTATATAGTAGCTTTGCTATAGAGGCAGATGGCTTTGAAAAAACTTCTACGGGGTCATTGCCAAGACCTACTCTGACAGTTGCAAATACAGATGGATTAATTACAGCTCTTTTACTTGATGTTAACGCTGTGACACCCCACAACGACCTAACAGGGGCAGAGGTCAGGAGAATACGCACTTTAAAGCGATATTTGGATGGAGAGACAACAGCCGACCCTAATGCCCAATGGCCTGTTGAAATTTGGTATATAGACAGAAAAGATACAGAGAATAGAGAAGTCGTTTCCTTTGAATTGGCTTCAAAATTTGATTTAGCGGGGCAATTTATTCCAAAGAGGCAATTAATCGCAAATGTATGTCAATGGGCTTATCGCAGTTCTGAATGTAGTTATACAGGAAGTAATTATTTTGACGAGGATGGCAATCCAACAGGTTCGCTTGCTTCTGATCGTTGTGGCAAAAAATTATCAAGTTGTAAGCTTCGATTTGGAAATAATGGTCAACTACCTTTTGGGTCGTTCCCTAGTGCTGGAAAAGTAAGATGAAGCTAAGTGAAGAAATAAAAAAGCAAGCTTTAGTTCATGCAAAAGAAGAGAGTCCCAGAGAAAGTGTGGGACTTGTCAATATAGTCAGAGGTCGAGAAAGATATTTTCGTTGCAAGAATCAAGCGGAAGAGCCTGAGCTTCATTTTTGTCTTGATCCCTCTGATTATTTAAAATGTGAACAGCAAGGCCAAATTGTAGCGGTTGTTCACTCACATCCGACAACAAATCAAAACCCTAGTGAGGCGGATAAAGTTGCTTGTGAAAGAAATAATTTACCTTGGTTTATTATCAACCCGAACACTGAAAAGTGGGGATATTATGAGCCGTCAGGTTTCAAGCTTCCTTACGTGGGTCGTCAATGGGCGCATGGAATTGTTGACTGCTACACCCTTTGGAAAGATTGGTACAAAGGCGAATTAGGTATTGAAATGAGTGAATATAATAGGCAAGATGATTGGTGGCATAAAGGAGAAAATCTTTACCTTGATAATTTTAAAAATGAAGGGATGAGAGAAGTAAAAGTGGAAGATATTCAATATGCAGATATTATTTTAATGAATATTGAAAGTCCAGTTCCCAACCACGCAGCAATTTATTTAGGAGAGAATGTAATTCTCCACCACGTCACTAACCGTTTATCAAGTCGTGATGTTTATAAGTGGGGAGGCTATTATCATAAAATGACGGCAAAGGTATTAAGACATGAAAGTCGTTAAGGTCTACGGAGCTTTAAAAGAACGATTAGGAGGTCAAGGAACCTTTGAACTTGATGTCTTTAATGCGGCTGAAGCGATTAAGGCTTTATGTGCAAATTTTTCTGGTCTTGATAAATGGTTAGTTGATAGCGGAAATGATGGAATCGTTTATAAGGTTTTATTAGGTGAAACTGAAGTAGGAGAAGATAATTTTGAAAATCTTTTCGTTCCCTGGAGTGCTAAAGAAACTTTTCATATAACGCCTGTTCTCGCTGGATCTGGAGGTGCGGGTCGGTTTGTTGCAGGAGCTTTGATGGTTGGAGCTGTAATAATGTCAGGAGGGGCTGCGGCGTTTGCGGGTGGCGCAACTATTGGAACATTCGGATTAACGGCTGGTATAAAGGTAGGCTCAATAGTTGCAGGAATAGGAGTTTCTTTGATGCTTGGTGGAATTTCTCAAATGCTTACACCCGTTCCTAAAGCTCCACCTGAAGCAAATAAACTACAGAGTTTTTCGTTTAGCGGAATACAGCAAACGACCCAACAAGGAGGGGCAATTCCAATTATTTATGGAAAATGTTTTGTGGGTTCTGCTGTTTTAAGTGCAGGATTAGACACCTTTGACGCATGAGTGAATCTGATTTAAAGCCAAATATTGCTGGCTCTGGAGGAGGAGGAAAAGGCGGCGGCGGTGGACAATCTCACACCCCAACCGAAGCAGATGATACTCTTCAAAGTTTTCAACGGGTTGAAGTAATTGATTTGCTTTGTGAAGGCCCCATTGAAGGAATTGTTGACACAGAAAAAGGAATTTATTTAGATGGGACACCGATTAAAAGTAGTAACGGGAGTGTAAATTTTGAAGGTTATTCTTTAGCAACAAGGACAGGAACGCAAGCACAAAGTTATATCAGTCAAGCAATAGGAAGTCAAAGAGAGACAAATGTAGGTGTTTCTATTACAAATGCTTCACCAGTTATTAGGCAAATAACAGACACCACAACTGACAGGGTGCGGGTTACTTTAAGTCTTCCAGCTTTACAAAAATTTGAAGATGACGGAGATATTGTTGGTAATTCTGTCCATTTAAGAATCCAAATTCAATACAACGGCGGTGGTTATAACACAGTAAAAGAATGTCATTTCAATGGTAAAAGTAGTAATGCTTATCAACGTGATTATATGATCAATTTAACAGGTGATTTTCCTGTTGATATTAAATTAGTAAGAGTTACAGCAGATAATCAAACAAGTAAAAACCAAACTGCAACAAATTGGGCAAGTTATACAGAAATTATTGATGAAAAATTTAGATACCCAAATGCTGCCCTTTGTTATCTTCGTTTTGATTCAAGGAATTTCAATGGGATACCTCAAAGGCGTTATCACGTTAAAGGCTTAAAAATCTCACTTCCGTCTAATGCTTCAGTTGATTCAAATACAGGGCGGGTTACTTATTCAGGTATTTGGAACGGGTCTTTTCAATCTGCTAAATGGTGTTCTGATCCTTCTTGGGCGTTATGGGATCTTATGACAAACACCCGTTACGGGGCATCCATTCCGCAATCTTCTTTAGATAAGTGGGATTTCTACACGGTTTCAAAATACTGTAATGAGCTTGTTCCTAATGGAAAAGGTGGAAACGAAGCAAGATTTTCTTTGAATTTATATATGCACTCAAGGGCTGAGATTTTTGATGCAATTAACGAACTGTCTTCTGCTTTTAGAGGTATCAGCCATTATGGAGCTGGCTCTTTAATTCTCAATCAAGATAGCCCTGCTGATAGCCAATACGTTCTAAATCCTTCAAACGTAATTGACGGCAGCTTTACTTATAACGGTTCATCGCAAAAATCAAGACATACAACAGCTACAGTTGCATGGCAAGATTACGATTTGCTAGGAGAAGTCCAGCATGAATATGTAGAAGATGCTGATGGTATTAGTCGATATGGAATCATCAATAAAACGACAAAGGCCGTTGGTTGCTACTCACAAGGGCAAGCACATAGATTCGGCGAATGGTTGTTACTAAGCGAGCAAAATTTAACTGAAACCGTCACTTTTAGTGTTGCTTTAGACAGTGGAATTATTCTCTCGCCTGGGATGGTGATAGACGTCGCGGATCCAGTGAGAAGCGGAAAAAGAAGGGGAGGGAGGATTTCTTCTGCATCAACAACTGTGATTACTGTTGATAATGAGACTGATTTGGATTCAGTTGATCAAGCTAATAATCCTGTTTGTTCTGTATTACTTCCTTCTGGTTTGATCGAAAAAAAAGACGTTATTGCTATTAGTGGAAAAGAAATAACTCTAACAAGTGCTTTATCCGAAACACCTCAAGCTCAAGGAGTATGGTCAATAAAAACAGATGATATTGAATATCAACAATTTAGAGTTTTAAGTATCGCAGAAGGTCAGAAAAATACTTATTCAGTAACAGCAATTGTTTATAACAGTAGTATTTATGATGCAGTAGATCGAGATCAAGAAATTTCCGTCCCTGATATTAGTAACTTAAGTGCAATTCCTGAATCAGTAACCAACGTAAGTGGTGTAGAACATTTGTATCAGGATGGTCAGAATATTAAGACAGCTTTTGAGCTTGATTGGACTTCCTCTGACTCAACAAGTTTATATAAAGTCAATTATAAATTAAATAATAATAATTGGGTTCAGGAAACAACAACTTCTTCTTCTTTAAGAATAGAGAATTTAAAAGTAGGAACATTAAAGACAGAGATTCAGGCAACAAATCATTTAGGTTTTTCAAGTCCGTTTGCTAGTAATACTTTTAATTTATTAGGCAAAACTGCACCGCCGTCTGATATTTCTAATCTTACATTTGAAGATATTAGTTCTAATTCAGCAAGACTTAGATGGGATGCTGCAACTGATCTTGATGTAAAAGTTGGAGGTAAGGTTCATGTCAGACATTCAAGCTTGACTGACGGAACTGGTAACTGGAATAACTCAGTTGATCTTATTGATTCTATTTCTGGAACGTCTACGGAAGTTATTATTCCAAAATTAGCAGGAGAAACACTTGTTAAGTTTGCTGATTCAACAGGTAATTTTAGTACTAATGCAGCAAGTTTTGTTCTTCAATCCCCTTCACAAAAAGCAGATACTTTATTAGTTAAGAATCAAAGAGAAGATCAAATCAGTCCTACACCTTTTACAGGTAGCAAAACTAATACAGAATATGATGCTGGTCTTGATGCCCTTCAATTAACCTCAAGTGGTGGGGCAATTAATAGTTCTGGTTCGTACCAATTCGCTTCAACTTTAGACTTAGAGGGTGTTTTTGCTTTAGATCTCCAAAGATATTTCGTAACCAGGGGAGTAAGACCTAGTGATTTGATAGATGTATGGCCTGATGTAGACGCAAGATCTGATTGGGATGGAGCTGTGATTGATGATGTTAACGCTTCCTTATCTGTTCGTGCGACGGATGATGATCCTAGTGGTTCACCTTCTTGGGGATCATGGGTTGCATTAAAGAACGGAACCTTTAGCGGTAGGGCGTTCCAGTTCAAAACAGATTTAACAAGTGCTGATACAACTGAAAATATCTTGGTAGATCAGTTGGGTTACGAGGCAAGGTTAGATGTTAGAAATGAACAAAGTACTGGATTAACTGCTAGTGGTACAGGTGCTAAAACAGTTTCATTTTCTAAGCCTTTCTGGACAGGTACAACAGCGTTAGGAGGTGGTGCTACAGCATATTTACCAAGTGTTTCTGTTAATGTTTTTGGTTTAGCAAGTGGTGACTATATAGACATGGGAACAGTTACAGGTTCTCAATTCACTTTGACTATCCGTAACTCAGGAGGGTCAGCGATTAACAAGAATTTTAGTTGGACTGCGGTAGGCTATGGCAGAGGTGCTTAAACTAACGAGGAACTAGAGGTAAGAAATGTCACAACACGATTATGTAATTGCTAACGGTTCTGGAAGTGCAGTCCGTAGCGATATAAATGACGCTTTAGGCGCAATTCAAACACTTAACTCTGGTTCGTCTGCCCCATCAACAACCGTTGCTTATATGCTTTGGTTGGATACAAGCAATAACCTCCTCAAGATGAGGAATGGAAGTAATAACGGGTGGATAGAAATCGGATCTAGTAATACAGCGAATCTAGGTCTTGCTTTATTAGCTGGAGCTACATTTACAGGTGAAGTTATATTTAATTCAACTGGTTCGATTCAATTACCAGCAGGAACCACAGCACAAAGACCTGGATCTCCTACTAATGGTGATATACGTTATAACAGCAGTGATCACGAAGTTGAAGCATATAAAAATGGAAACTGGTTAAATGTTGGAAGTGGGGCTGGAAGTACAGGAGGAAATAATGGCTTAAATGCTGTGTTCTGGGAGAATGAATTGACTGTTACTCACGACTATTCAATAACTGCTTCAAGGGGTGCAGGTAGTTTCGGCCCGATAGTGATAAATTCAGGTATAACGGTTACAATACCTTCAACGTCTTCATGGACAATCGTTTGATATGGCTTTAACTCTTGATGGCTCTTCTGGAATAGCTTCTGTTGATGGTTCAGAAGGCAGCCCTAGCCTTCGTGGAAGTGATGGAAACTCAGGGTTTTTCTTTAGTTCTGATACTGTTAGATTTTCAACTGGTGGATCAGAAAGAGGAAGGTTTAATAGTGACGGAAATTTCCTAATTAATACAACAGATAATGCTGGAAATATTGATGATTCCAGTGGAACACCTTCGTATGTTTTCAGGCAGGATGACAGTATAAGAATTAGTCAAGTTTATAGTTCCTATTGGAACACCTACGCAAGTGCCGATTATTTTATTAGGTTTAGACGGCAAGGATCAAACACAGGAAATATTTACAGTGAAAGCAATGGAACAACAACATTTAATACAGGTTCAGATTATAGATTAAAGCAAAATATAAAGGCTTACACAGATGGTATTACTAAGTTAAAAAAACTAAAACCATGTGAATTTGAATTTAAACTTGAACCTGGCAAGGTTGTTGATGGTTTCATTGCCCATGAAGTAACAGATGCTGGATTACCTTGGGTCGTTAAAGGAATAAAAGACGCTGTTGAATCAGACGGGAAGATTGATCCGCAAAGTATGGATTATGGAAAA